TTGATAGTGAAAAAACACACCCATACTATTCAAACCCAAAACACCTTGATAATTACGGTAATTTACAAATCAAACCAGGTCAAGGCAAAGGCGTTGCTGGCGGTCCAAACATGGCCGAAGCCGACATGGACGAATCAGCAGTGCGTATTATGGCCAAGCCCGAAGGGTCGCAAGTCACAAGAGGAACAGCCGCTTATGTTCCTAAAAATTCTATTGCTGGCAAAACACCACAAGGTCAAGCACATCGTGATGCCACAGCCGCAATGGCCAAGGCTGCTCGTGCCGCCGGTGGTAAACTGGCAATGAATAAAACCACTGATGCAACTGGTAAACGTGTGTCAGGTGGGTATGATGCAATGGCCAAAGGTGTAACACCGTACAGGTCCAGCACTGAAGAAGGCAATGCGTTCACAGGCAAGTTAAAAGCCACACCCAAAGGTGGCAATTTTAAATTAGGCGACAAAACATTTAAAGATACCAGCAGTATTGAAGAAGGCCACTGCCCTGCATGTGATTGTGCTCCGTGTGAATGCAATGAAGGCAATGCATTTAGCAAAGCCGTAGTTGATGCCAAACGTGATGGCATACAAAAAGGTGAAAAGATCCGTGTTGGTGGCAAAGAGTTGCCGCTTAAAGAACTGGACATGAGATTACTCAAAGGCGCACAAGGTTCAATGAAAGCCAGCAATACCGACAGCGAAAGTGAACGCAACCGACACAAAAAGTATGGCTATCGCAGTGACCGTGATGATACCGGCAATGACGATGACTATGATGAATACGGCAATTTGAAGAACAAGAAAAAAGCTGCAGTATCCGACGGTCCCAAGAAAAAAGGGCGCCCCACAAAAGAAAAACGCCCAGAACGTGTCACAGCCAAAAGTTACAAATATAAAGACGGTCGTCCTACCAAGACCAAAGAAGACGTTGACACTGATGGCGTTATGATGACTCGCCCCAGCAACATGAGCAGTGAAAGTGTTAGCCCTGCTGAGCAAGGTGAATACAATGACGAAGCCGGTATGACCAAAGATTCATTGCACACCATTGTGCGTCATGCCCGCGAATTAGAAAAATGCCTACGCCAAAATGAAAACTTGCCAGAATGGGTGCAGGAAAAGGTTGGCCAGATCAAAGGCATGATGAGCAGTGTTAGTGACTATATTATCAGCACACACGAACGTGATGCAGAGCAACACCTGGGCCGTGAAGGCATTACCATTGAACCAATGGCCGAAGGTATTGACAAGGCACAGGCACAGGCAGTTTACAATGAACTTGCAAATTTACGCAAGTTTGCAAAACAAGTTCAAGGCGGCGGACAGTTCCCACAGGGCTTTGCTTCGCAATTAGAAAATACATTATGGTCAGCTATGAAACTGATACAAGCACAGCAACCAAACGATGCTCAGGTGTTTGAAAAAGCAGTGAGTCAAGCACAGCGCAGAGCCGCTGGCATTGCACACGCAGCACAAAAGGGTGAAATCCCCAAGAGCAAATTGCGTGGTGCGTCAAAAGAAATGGCCAAGATGCCACAAGGTGAACTGCACAAGTTTGCTGCTACTAAAGAAAAAGGCCTGCCTAAAAAGGTCAAAGAAGGCGGTAAACCAGACTTTATTGACCTAGACAAAGATGGCAACAAAACTGAGCCAATGAAACAGGCTGCCAAACAGGCCAAAGGCAAAAAAGAAGAAAAAGTTGATGAAACAACTGTATCCGGATCAGTGGCCACAGCTTCTCCAAGCGGCAAGCCCAGCAAAGGCATGCAGTTTGGCAAAGGTGTTTACGAAAGTTTAGACCGTCAGTTCAAACAGGCCTTAACTGAAAGTATCAATATTGAATCCAAGATGCAAGAGTGCGGTGACGGCGAAATGGCTCCGGCAATCACTATCCAAGCCGATGGTGAAGAAGCGGCCAAGTTGATGATGTTGTTGAAGTTGGCCGGACTTGAAAGTCAAATTCCTAAGGCCTGTCCAACCTGCGGTGCCAGCCCATGCGGTTGCGATCAAATGGTAGACGAAAACGCACCAGACTGGCCAAGCAACACAGAAACACTGGCAGCAGATCCTAATCTACGCACCTACTCAGGTGGGTTGAATGGCCCTAAATCAACTGGACAATCAACAACACCAGTATTGGCCAGCCAGTTACGTCGTCAGGCCAGTATGGAAGAGTCATTAGAACTTGAGCGTAATTTGTTCAAAACTTGGCAAAATTATAAAGGTTAATTAAAATGGCTCAAGCAAATGTTTTTACAAGTCTGTCAGCAAATACTGTCTGGTATACTGACAAAGCCAGTATTAGCACAGGCAATACTGCTGTGACATTTAATGTATATGCTCCTGCAGTCGGCACAGCTGCCGCAGTCGGCAATATCTATAGCAACGCTGTAAGTGTTCCAGCCGCTACCGTTACAGAAATTTATGTAGGCGTTGGAAATTACATAACAATTACTGGCGCAAACTTTACTATTCAGGAACTAGGCACCGCAAGTTCAGCACAAGCCGGCGTAATTGGAGCCTAGTTGTGAGAGCAGATGAGTTTATCTCTGAGGACCGCAAAGGTAAAATTCCCGGTGGCCATGACAATTCAATGCCCGGCGCACATATCATGCGTGACAATGGCGGATATGATCGTACCAATCATTTGAATCGTATGATGATGGCAGCTGCTTGTCATGATGGTAAAACAAAAAATGCTGTGCCAAGAGATCAAATGGATCCAGCAAGCTGGGTTGAAAAATACAACACAGCACATCCATATACCCGAGAAGAAGACAACATGATTCACGGTGCCATGAAAACAATCGGCGCTGAAAGTCATCATGTTGTGTCAGACCATCGCAGTGTAGAACACCCAGACACACATCGAGTAAGTCCAATAAAAGCGTTCAAAGGCTACGGCCGATGAGAGCCAGAGAATTTGTCACCGAAGGTCGAACAGGTTCGATAACATATGATGTGGGTCGTTCGTTACCTGGTGCGTTTAAAATTCCAGCATTGAAAAATCAAGATCCTTATTTGCAGTATCGTTTTGGTGTGGCCATTGCCGGAGCCAAAGGTGCGGCTCAACGTGCAGCGGACGGTGTTCCACCATTTGATGGCAAAGAATCAGAGTTTGGCGAAAACGAGATTGTAGTAAGCTATGATCCGCATGTAGTAGATTATATACATGATGCTCTCAGAGCCATGGGCATGCCTCCAAGTGATGCAGTGCAGATTGGCACGATGGCCAGTGAAGAAATGCCCGATGTAGACAAACGCAGTCCTGTTGCAGGATTCAAAGGATATCCACGATAATTAATAAGAAAGAAATTAACATGAAAAAAATCTTAACAAGTTTAATAATTGCGCTAATTGCATCATCAGCATTGGCCTGGACACAACGTGCCCCTGGCACCCTAGCACAATGTCAAGTGCATACACCATACGGTGTTCCACAAGTGCAAGGTGCTGTGCAACCAATTTGCCGTGAAGCTTATCTATCAGCCTATGATTCTCAGGCCAAAGTTCCACGTTTTGTTATGTGGACCTTGACCCCTGGACACGCATTGGGTTGCGTAGCACGGTCAAATGCATTTGCCGCTGACCAAAGCATCCAGGGTGGTGCAGTACCAGGTGACTACGCAGGCACAGGCTACGACAAAGGACACATGGCTCCAGACGGAGACCAAAGTTGGGATCAACAGGTTGAGTATGAAAGTTTCTTGATGACCAACATGAGCCCACAGGCCGGCAGTTTAAATCGTGGTATTTGGAAACTGTTAGAAACATCAGTGCGTGGTTGGGCAGCTCAAACTGGACACACATTCAACATAGTCAGTGGTGGATTATACACAGCACAAGACAAAAAGATTGGTGCTGGCGTAGTTGTTCCACATGCTTTCTACAAGATTGTCATAGACGAAAACACAGGACAATATGCAGGTTGGTTGTTTCCACACGTAGCACCATATCCTAATCTAGGCAATGACTTGACTAAATTCCGCGTACCAGTGGCACAGATTGAACAACAAGCAGGTGTTAATTATGCATTTCCTAAAGGCGCAGTAGAGCTACAACCTGGACAAGAATGGCCAGTGGACTTTGGCGCATTGACTAATGCAAAACGCAAGTTGTGTGGCGCCAACGCCGACATCGATTAAAAGTTTGTTCCAGCAGTCAATCTGCTCATAATTACAGTATGAGCAATTTCTTGTGTGCAGCTCCGTGGAGGGGTCTGCACATCAATCCACAAGGCAGTGTCAAAACCTGTTGTGCAGGTGATCCTAACATGTTGGGCAACTTAAACAGCCAAACTATTGAGGAGATTCTACACGGCTCTGCACTGCAAGAAGTAAGACAAACCCTGCGTGAGGGACGCCCACATGAGCAGTATTGTCACAATTGTGTGCAGGCCGAACGCTATGGTCGTAGTGAACGTGACTGGCACAACAGAATAAATCCCGGCTTTGATGCTGGCCAAGCCTCAGATACAGAACACCATCCAGTGCTGATTGACATACGCTGGAACACCACTTGCAATTTCAGTTGCAACTACTGCAACGAACACAGTAGTAGTCAATGGGCCAGTCTAAAACAATTGTCAGTTCAGTCCGGCACCAGACCCTATTCTGACCAAGTATGCAACTATCTCGAACAACATCAAGCACACATTAAGAAAGTGGCTCTAATTGGTGGTGAGCCGTTGTTGCTCAAAGAAAATGAACGACTACTAGATGCAATTCCTTTGGATTGTCAAGTTGACGTTATAACCAATCTTGGTGTAGACTTAGAAAGCAATCGGATATTTGCTAAGTTAGCACAACGACAACAGGTTGGGTGGAACATAAGCATTGACAATACGGGTGATAGATTTGAATATGTCAGGTATGGTGGTACATGGAGTCAAATTGAACAAAATATCAAAATAATACAGGCCTGCTCAGGGCATAGATTAGGCATACATCCGCTTTACAACATTTACAATGCCACTAGACTATCTGAATTGATTTCTTGGGCACATGATCAAACAATACCCGTGCATTGGCAAAGCCTATATCATCCTGCTTGTTTAGATCCGCTACAACTGGGACCTGAGTTTAGGCAGTTGGCCTTAAAAGAATTACGAACAGTATTAAGTAGACCCGATTTGGATCACGGTCAACGCAACTTCCTACAAGAAACCGAAGCTCGACATCAGCTGGCCAACAACAATATGTTACCAGAATTTATAAATCACATTGCCGAAATTGAAAGTAAATATCATGCTGGTGCTGCAGGTCGCTTTGAACAACTGTGGCCTGAACTAGCAACTTTATTATGAGCCAAACCGAATCTACTTTAGTTAAAACACCATACAAGAAAACAGCCTTTACTGATCAACAGTTAGAGGAGTTTGTAAAATGTGCTGATCCTGTAACAGGTCCGCAATATTTTCTTGATAACTTTTTTCATATACAGCATCCTACCAAAGGCAAGATGTTGTATCATCCGTTTGACTATCAAAAGCGACTGATAGATACCTATCACAACTATCGCTTCAGCATCAGCATGATGCCGCGACAAACCGGTAAGAGTACCAGTGCCGCTGGCTATTTGTTATGGGTGGCCATGTTCCGTCCAGATTCAACTATTCTTATTGCCGCACACAAATACACTGGCTCACAAGAGATCATGCAACGTATTCGCTATGCCTACGAGCTGTGTCCAGATCATATCCGTGCCGGAGTTACTAGTTACAACAAAGGTAACTTGGACTTTGAAAACGGATCACGCATAGTTTCAACCACCACAACAGAAAATACCGGTCGTGGTATGAGTATATCACTCTTATACTGTGACGAGTTCGCGTTTGTTCGCCCTGGCATTGCCAAAGAGTTCTGGACTTCTATTAGCCCTACACTGGCCACTGGTGGTAAGGCAATTATTACAAGCACTCCAAACAGTGACGAAGATCAGTTTGCCCTGTTGTGGAAAGGTGCTCTCAAGTGCGAAGATGAATTTGGTAACCCCACTGACGTTGGTATCAATGGATTTAAGAGTTATCGCAGTTATTGGAACGAACACCCAGACCGTGATGAAAAGTGGGCTAGCGAACAGCGAGCACAGTTAGGCGATGATCGTTTCCGCCGTGAAATGGGGTGCGAATTTATTATCAACGATGAAACACTTATAGCACCAACTAAATTATTAGATTTGCAAGGGCATGAACCCTTGTATAAGACTGGGCAGGTTCGTTGGTATCAGCGCCCCAAGTCAGGCCGTACCTATGTAATTGGGCTTGACCCTAGTTTGGGCACTGGTGGTGATGCTGCTGCTATACAAATATTTGAAGCAGAAACTACAGAACAAGTGGCTGAGTGGCGTCACAATAGAACACCAATACCTGAGCAGGTTCGCATTTTAGCAGCTATTTGTGCTCACATCAATGAAACAGTTAAGGATCCACAAAAAATATACTACAGCATAGAAAACAATACCATTGGCGAAGCTGCATTGATCAGCATTGACGAATATGGCGAGGAAAACATACAGGGCTATTTTCTAAGTGACCCGCACAATGGCGGAAATAAGAGATACCGCAAAGGATTCAACACCACAAACAAACCCAAGCTGGCCGCTTGTAACAAGTTAAAAACACTAATCGAATCAGGACGTATGAAGGTACGCAGTTCAAGCCTGGTCAGCGAACTCAAAACCTTTGTGGCTTCTGGTGCAGGCTATGCAGCCAAAATAGGAGAAACTGATGACTTGGTTATGAGCACAGTGCTGACGGTGCGTATGCTACAATTGCTACAAACCTACGATAACAGCATTGATACTCAGCTGCGAGACCACGGAGATAACATAATCCCGCCGATGCCATTCATCAGCGTAAGGCGCTAAATACACTACTATGGCAGATATTACACCCGCTCGAAAATTATTTGATCTACTGGTCAGTAGAGATTTTGACCCAGAAATGCTGGACAGTTCTGGTAAACCAGCCGCTGACCCTGCAGAAACTGAAATATACAGTTTTGACTTCCGTGCCCAAAGCGGCAAAGACTATGGCACAGTGGTAATCATGCTGGGCGACGACAATGATCTTGAAGTTTATTGCTCGGACAATGTGGGCCGCAGCATGGAAGGTGACGACAAAAACGACTGGTTTGCTTTCTTGGAACAGTTGAAAAACTTTGCCGTTAGAAACTTCATGACGTTTGGCATCAAAAACTTGAATCGTTTACGTTACAGTATGCAAGGGCAAGCTGCCATCAAAGAAGGCCTGTTTGAAAGTTGGACTGGAAATCGAACCACCAGCTGGAATGGTGCGCCAACTGAAGCTCGCTTGATGATCCGCCACAAAAAGAACATTGCCGAAGGTGATGCTCGTTTCCGCTACATCGAAAGTTTGTTTATTGAAACAGCTGATAGCGAGCGTTACAAGTTGCCATTTACCAGTTTAACTGCTGGCCGTGCCATGTTGGAGCATGTGCGCCAAGGCGGACGTCCTTACGATGCCAGAGGTAATCACATCAGTGAAATAGTTACAGAACTGGCGGTGCTAAGTCGTTTCCGCCGAGCCAATCAAGGACAAATCTTTGAAGGTGATACACAGCAACTGGTAGAACAAGTTAAAGAATACCAATCAAACTTGCAACGCAGCCTTAAAGGGCTTGGTACTCGCACTGGATACACCACATATTTTGAATCATGGAGCCCGGCTGAAATTTCAGAACAGGATGTAGTGATTGAAAGTTTAAAGAATCTTTTTGTCAAGCAGAGCATTGACACAAGAATTGAGTCAGCACTACCGCTGCTGGCCAAAATACAACAACAAGGAACTGAAATGAAAGAAGCCAACATATTTGAAGCCTGGGTCGAACGACTTGCAGAAGGAACTTGGGCGTTGCCAGATACTCCAGAAAAACAAGACCAATTGATTGAACTGTTGAGTACGGACTTGCCAGTGGGCGCTGATGCTACCAATGCCACAGAACAACTGTATGACCTTGTTGGCGATGACGAGTTATTTGACCAGTTGGGCGAACTGGCTGACCGCGATGCCAATGCAGATGCACGTCAAGTTATCATGGATCGACTGCAAGAACTCAGTGACTTTCCTGAAGTTCGTGCGGTATTGGATCAATTGCAAATTGATGCTACTGCTGAAATGAATCCACCCGAAGCCACTAATCCGGCTGATCTTGAACAAACAGACGAAGCCATGTTTCCAGGTAGTGCCATTGGTGACAAGTTGCGAGACTTTAAGCGAAAACAAGGGCAATCTGGTTCTGCAAAATTTGCAATGGGAATGATGCCAGCAGCAGGTGCTGGTGCAATGGCTGGATCTACAATGGCAACTACTGCTGTAGGAGCATCTGCTTTGTTTGCACCAGCATTAGGCGCAGGTGCTTTAGGTGGTGCCGCTGCCGCATTAGGCGGATTCTTAACATACAAGGGTCTAAATTGGTTGGCACAAAAATTGTTTGGAACCAAAGAAGAAGCATTGGCATTTGCTGATGCACATTTAAAAGCCGCAGGATCGGGACAACCACAATTTGAATTCCAAGGTAAAACATATCCAGTCAAGATCAATAGTCCACAAGAAGCACAGCAACTATTACGCAAGATTCGTGTTTTACAAAGTCAAATTGACGAAAGTGATTTGAATAGTTTACGTCGTACCGCCGGCTTGACTGAAAACGTTCTTACCGACAGCACCGGCAGCACATTCCAACACATACTTGACACATTCAAACGTGATGTTCGAGACTTCAAAGAAACTGGCGAAGTCAGTGACGAACTGCACAATGCCCTGTATGACTACTACTTTGATGACATGCCATATGGCACAAAGAAAGCTCGTGACGGTGATCCGTACGAATGGGTAGCAGATCGTTTTGGTGCAGACTTGGGCATCGACGGCTATGGCGGAAACAGCCCTGGCATTCCAGATTCTGATTACGGAATGGAACGTGAAAGCGTAGGCGACTATGCTGACGAGTATCAAGACTCGCTGTCGGGCATACTGAAAATTGCTGGTGTTCCTGCTAAACCACGTCCTGCACCCGAATACGATCATGCCGACATGGAAGAAGGCCTAATAGGTACCGCACTAGGTGGCATTGGTGGAGCATTGGTAGGAGGTCCAGCCGGAGCAAGAATTGGTGCATCACTTGGCAACGCAATTGGCAATGCAATGGGTAGTGATGACAAAACTACCGATGAAGCTGTTATGGTCAACCCAGGCACTACTATCATGAACCCTGATACTGAAAAAATGGCCAACCCTGAATTAGAAAAACACAATACTTGGCAGAAACAAGATGCAGAAGCAGATAAAATAAAATGGGGCGGCGGCGGCGTTCCTGCCAAAACATCAGCACCTCAAAAATCTGGCCTGGCCGCTAAATCTGGTGATGTCATTGATGTTGATGCCAAAGAAGTAGAAGAGGGCGATATTCCATCTGAATTTGTTAGCGGAGCACGTGGACAACCGACCCCACTTGATGTAATAAATTATAAAGATTACACGTCTGACATGAAAAGTAATTTTGGTCAAGACTGGAAACCTGATCCAAAACCAACAGGACCGTACGATACGGCTAAACTTGGATCGCCTCGATATTCTCAACCACCAGCAGAAGAGTCTATTGATCCTACCAATCCTAGAGATTATGAAATTCCAGCCATCCAGCGCAAAGGTCAAGAGCCATTGACTGCCAAAGACATTGAGCAAAAGGATCGTAAAGCTGAATTTGATTACTATCAACGTGCTCACGGCCGTCCACACCCAGACTCGGCCACAGAAGAAAGTCGTTCGCCCTTGGCTGGACAATACGGACACGCCGGCAAAATGAAAGAAGTCTCCAAGGATGTTAGCTTTTTGGACCGACTCAAAGAACTTTCCGGAATGAAGAAGTAATTCTGCAATTAGAACAACCGCGTCATAAATACACTTGACGCTGAGAAATAAAGCGTATATACTACACATGTGTATGCGCTTTTTCTATTCAGCATCACAGGCAACTCAAATCTAAATTTTTAGATAGGCAACATAGTAACTAAACTTTGAAAGGCAACTAACTATGGCATCATTAGCAGACATCCGTGCGAGACTCGCACAATCAGAAGGTAACAAACAAGGCGGCAACTCCACCGGTGGCGATAATGCAATTTATCCACACTGGAACATGGAAGAAGGCGCAAGCGCAACACTCCGATTCCTCCCAGACGGCAACACCAAGAACACATTCTTTTGGCAAGAACGAGCAATGATTCGTTTGCCATTCAATGGCGTCAAAGGTGAAATGGAATCCAAACAAGTATATGTGCAAGTCCCTTGCGTGGAAATGTGGCAAGAAACTTGTCCTGTGCTGACAGAAGTTCGCACTTGGTTCAAGGACAAGAGCCTTGAAGAAATGGGTCGTAAGTATTGGAAAAAACGCAGTTACATTTTCCAAGGCTTTGTTCGTGAGAATCCACTAGGCGACGACAAGACTCCAGAAAATCCAATCCGTAGATTCATTATTGGTCCACAAATCTTTACCACTATCAAGGGTGCATTGATGGATCCTGAGTTGGAAGAATTGCCAACAGACTACCTGCGTGGATTAGACTTCCGCATCAGCAAAGGTAGCAAAGGCGGCTTTGCTGACTACAACGGATCAAAGTGGGCTCGCAAAGAGACAGCACTCACTGAAGCCGAACAAGCAGCCATTGAAAAGCATGGCCTGTTTGACTTGAGCACATTTATGCCCAAGAAGCCCGGTGAAGTTGAACTCAAGGTAATCAAAGAAATGTTTGAAGCAAGTGTTGATGGACAGAGTTACGACACAGAACGTTGGGGTCAGTATTTCCGTCCAGCTGGTGTTAATGCTCCAGCAGGCAGTGCTACACCAGCGCCAGCAACAGCCGTTGTTGATGGACACGGTGATGTTCACGAAGTTGAAGCCAAGTCAGCACCCGCAACAGCGGCATCAAGTGATTTTGATGATGAGCCAGCAGTGGCCAGTGCTCCAGTAGTGGCCAAGCCATCTTCAGACAAAGCTCAAGACATCTTGGCAATGATTAGGGCCCGTCAAAAAGCGTAACAAATGCTATCGCATTTAGATCGCGTTTTGTTTCCAGACCGCTGTGAGGTAATTGAAATCATACCCTCACAGCGGTATGTCTATGTTATTTTTAAAAATGGACATACTAGTTTCTTTACGCCACAAAAAAAGAACAACTGGCCAATACGTATCAATCAACAGATTCGACGAATCAACACAATTGATGTAATCATACGAAATCCTCAAGATCGATTAATTTCAGGAATCAACACATTTATACAACACACCGTGAGAGATAATCCTGCGCTTGATCCGGTTACAGTAGAATGGTTCGCATTGAATTACATATCGTTGAATCGCCATTATGCTTCACAGTTTGTGTGGTTATTAAATTTAGCAAGGTATTTGAATCCCAATACCACGTTGAACTTGTTGCCAATGGCGGCCATCGGAGAACTCACAGGAAGAGATTCAAAGCCCGAAGGTGTGCTTCCGGCTAACACAGAACTAATAAAACGAATCTCATCAGTGAAAAACAACAACATGTATCAGCGTATCGATGCAGTGATATTTGATTGTATTGGACAGTCGTTGACTTGGCAACAGTTATTACAACGGATAAAAACCGCTGATCCTACAGCATACGAGTATGTGATTGAGTATGCACAACAGATTTTAAATCCAACCTATGTATTGTCCTAGACTAGATCATTTTGTTCGTTTCAACAGCAACGGCACAGTTAGTCGCTGTGGACACATGGTCAACGCACCAGAATTTGCCACGCTTGAAGCAATGGAATCCAGTGAGTGGCTGGTCAATACCAAACATTTGATGAGTAGTGGACAATGGCCTGACGAATGTATACGTTGTGAAGAAACTGAACCTGACAGCATACGAGCGTATGCAACAGAGTTAGACCATCAAACTGAACAGAAAGATTATTTACAAGTAGGTGGTGTGTTGGACAATCTGTGCAATGCCGCTTGCCAAACATGCAATCAAAATCTCAGCAGTAGAATCGGCAGCTTAGCCGGACCTGTATTTCCAATTATCAATAATACGGATCAATTCTGGCAATTGCCACAAGAACGAATTATGCATTTAGATATCAATGGCGGCGAGCCCAGTTATAGTAAAAACTATAAACGACTGTTGAAAAATTTGCCACCTAATTTAAAAACGCTCAGATTAAATACAAATTGTAGCACAGTATTAACTGAACTAGTTGATATAGCCCGCAGTGGCATCGAAGTTACAGTCACAGTAAGTTGTGACGGCATCGGCACAGTGCATGACTTTGTGCGCTGGCCTATACCTTGGCAAGATTTTTATCGTAATTTAATGACCTATAAAACAATGCCAGTCACATTGAATTTGTGGACAACAGTCAGTGTGTTGAATGTAGATGACTTGCCCAACATTCAAAAATTTGCCTTAGAGCACAGCATTGATCACAGTTATGCTTACTTAAAAACGCCCGTTGAGTTGAGTGTTGATAATACTGACATTCCTGCTAGAGATGCATATATAGCAAAACAAAAACAACTAAGAGGCATAGTATGAAAATAGCAATCACTGGTCACACCGCCGGCATAGGTCAAGCTCTTGCTGAAGAATATCAACTCATGGGTTATGAAATTGTAGGTCTTAGTCAACGTGACGGCAACAATATTCGCAACACCGTTAAGATTTGTGATCAAATTGAACCGTGTGATGTTTTTGTTAACAACGCACAAGCCGGATATGCACAGACCGAGTTGTTGTTTGAAATGGCACAACGCTGGTCGGGCACCGGCAAACAGATTATTGTGATCAGCACAATGATGACTCAAGAACCTGTGTCGTCGTTGACTGGACTAGACATGGATCATTATCGTTTGCAAAAAGTTACATTAGAAGAAGCTGTGCGTCAAATACGACATCGTCGACTCAAAGTAAAGATCGTAGTAGTTCGTCCTGGTAACATTGCCACAAACTTGGATAAAACAGTGCCACCTGCCGCCGATGTCGATAACTGGGCTAAAACCTTATTGGGTCTATTAGATATGGCCGCAAAAAACAATCTTAGAATTCCAGATATTTCTTTAGGACCGGTATGACCCCCAAAGATATATTAACCAACAAGAATTTTTGCCCAATGCCATGGACTGGGTTGATGTATAACGTTGATGGCAAAGTAAAAAATTGTATTCGCAGTGATTTTACAACCGGTGGTCTAGGCAATATCAAAGACAACACCATTGAAGAAATACTGTTAGGACCTGTCAATGTTACCAAACAAACTAATATAATCAATAACCAGCCGGCTGCTGGCTGTCATACTTGTTACGATTTAGAACATGGTAAAGAAGGTTTTGATATTATCAGTGATAGAATTTTCTACATACGAGAATTCAAACAAACCCCATTGGATACTTATCGACCCAATAATTTTAATCTACAAACCATTGATGTTCGGTGGACCAATTTGTGTAATCTTGCTTGTGTATATTGTGGCCCTGTGTTTAGTAGTCGTTGGGCAGACGAATTGGGTAAAAAAATATCACAACCAACCGAACAACAGCAACAGGATTTCAGAGACTACATTTATCAACACGCCAAGAATCTCAAACATGTATACCTAGCCGGTGGCGAACCCTTGTTGATGAAGGAAAATTTAAAACTACTTCGAGAATTAAACCCAGACGTTAATCTTAGGATAAACACAAATCTTAGCAAGGTTGATACAGGAGTGTTTGATGCAGTATGCCAATTCAAAAATGTTCATTGGACAGTGAGTGCAGAAACCATAGAAGATGAATTTGAATACATACGATTCGGCGGTAAGTGGCAGGATTTTTTAGACAATCTAAACACAATTAGAAAACTTGACCATAAGATAAGTTTCAACATGCTATGGTTTCTTTTAAATTATGACTCGGTATTTGGATATGTAGACTACCTTAAAGGTCTAGGATTCCATAATAATAGTTTTGTCATTGGTGCGTTACTCACTCCTGATTACCTAAATATTAGACATTTACCAGAAAATGTGTTAAACTCGTTAAAGTTAAAATTACAATCAAAGATCAACGAAAATCCAGGGTACCTACTTGAAGATAGTTATCGGAATATGTTGCATTACATTGAGCAACCAATTGAGAAGAATTTAACAAATTCATTTGAACAATTGGCAACAATGGATCAACGGCGTGGAGTAGACAGCAGTAAAATTTTTACAGAATTATACAAACTTAAAGAAGGAAAGTAATCATGGCAAAACCATTTGATATAAGCAAGTTCCGCAAGGACATCACCAAAAGCATTGAAGGCCTAAGTATTGGTTTCAATGATCCAACTGATTGGATCTCAACAGGCAATTTTGCCTTGAACTATCTTATCAGTGGAGACTTTAATCGAGGTATTCCACTGGGCAAGATTACAGTATTTGCCGGTGAGTCTGGTGCAGGAAAAAGCTATATTTGTTCAGGCAACATTGTTAAGAACGCACAAGAGCAAGGTATCTTTGTCATCTTGGTTGATACAGAAAACGCACTAGACGAAACATGGCTACATGCGCTTGGTGTAGATACCGGTGCAGACAAGTTACTTAAATTAAACATGAGTATGATTGATGACGTTGCCAAGGCTATTTCAACATTCATGATTGATTACAAAGCTCTACCAGATGGTGAGCGCATGAAGGTATTATGGGTTATCGACTCATTGGGTATGTTGTTGACTCCAACTGATGTGAATCAATTTGAAGCCGGTGACATGAAAGGTGATATGGGTCGTAAGCCCAAAGCACTAACAAGTCTTGTTCGTAATTCAGTCAACATGTTTGGTGGCTTCAATGTTGGAATGGTTTGTACGAATCACACCTACGCAAGCCAGGATATGTTTGACCCAGATGATAAGATTTCAGGTGGCCAAGGCTTTATCTATGCATCAAGTATTGTTGTTGCTATGAAGAAAATGAAACTCAAAGAAGATGAAGAAGGTAACAAAATCTCTGAAGTAATGGGTATCCGTGCTGGATGTAAGGTAATGAAAACTCGTTATGCTAAACCATTTGAAGGTATGCAGGTTAAGATTCCGTATGAAACAGGCATGAACCCTTATAGTGGATTGACTGATCTAGCAGAGAAAAAAGGTATACTTAAGAAAGATGGCAATCGTTTGATGTTTGTTACCAGCGAAGGTGAGATAATTAAACAGTTCCGTAAGGCTTGGGAATCCAACGAAGATGGTTGCTTGGACAAAGTAATGACAGATTTTAAAAATCAGAAAGAAACAGTAACCACTGAAGAAACCGCAACGGAGGAATAACAATGACAGTTGAATTAGCAAATGAAATTTGGTCAGAACTTAAAAGATATGTCAACACAGTAGATCGTGATGAAGCGGCAGAAACATTGGTATCGGTCCTAATTGACAACGATGTCAGTGCCGACGAGATCAAAGCAGTTTTTAAAACCGACAGTGACGTTAAAAAAGCATTGACCAGTTACCTCAAAGAGCATGATGAAATTGAAGAGGAAGAAGTCGACGACGAAGATTACGACGAAGACGAAGACTGGGAAAACTAATGTGGTATAGCAAAGTTGTAGCGGATCTAGGTAATATTCCAGATTTTATCACACATTACGAACACGAACTTGACGAAGCCAAACGCGACTGTCGAGTTGGTGGACTTGTTGAAAAAAATATTACAGCTTTGCCAGGCCTTACAGAACATAGGTTTAACCAGTTGCAAGAAGTTGAAGCAGTGTTAAATTACCTCAATATACAACTACGCAAAATACGACGCAAGCACTTTCAAAAATATCTTGAAGGGTACGCTCGAGCATTGACAAGTCGTGATGCTGAAAAGTATGTTGATGGCGAAGACGAAGTCATTGAATTTGAAACCTTAATCAACGAAGTTGCACTGTTACGTAATCGATACTTGGGCATTCTTAAAGGAATGGAAAGTAAGAACTTTATGCTGGGACACATTGTGAGATTACGAGCCGCCGGTATGGAGGATGTTCAAGTATAATGTTTGCACATCCTGGCGACAGCCATCAACACAGTCTTGAAACACTACGTCAGTTGTATGAGTATGATGATTTCATGCTGAGTATACGCAACATGATTGATCTTGGATGTGGCTCTGGTGACGATTTGGTATGGTGGGCGACCCGAACAACTCGCGACGATCCCCAGCCGCTGAACATCAAATGTCACGGCATTGATCTAGGTGGAAACTCATTGGTTGTTAACGAACATGAAAATATTACCTATCAACAGTGTAATTTTGAAGATACATTAACTGTTCCAGATGGTGGATTTGATATACTATGGTGCCACGATGCATTTCAGTATGCTGTTAACCCAATACAAACTCTCAGCAATTGGTGGCATATTGCCAGCCCAGGCGGTATGCTGTCACTGACTGTACCAGTGACTCAACAAATACATCGTCGACAACTTAGTTATGTGTTGCCCAATGGACATTACTATCATTACACCATGGTCAGTCTCATGTATATGTTGGCCACAGCCGGATGGGATTGTGGTGCTGGGTTTTTTAAACAAACACTCACTGAGCCGTGGATACATGCGGTGGTTTATAAAAGTGCTCAACCTCCTCAAAACCCACGTGATATCAATTGGAACACATTGGTAGAGCTTAATCTTTTACCCCAGTCTGCTGTAAAAAGCATTTATGCTCACAGTGCTTTAAGACAACAAGATTTAGTTATTCCTTGGATTGACGGCAGTTTATTGAGCATGGCCGTTTAACGGGCTATAAATATTTGCATGAAAAAAATAGTAATAGTAAGCGGCGGATTTGATCCGGTACATTCGGGACACATTAAACTGATAAAGGAAGCCCGTTTATTGGGTGATATGTTGATCGTAGGAATCAACAGTGACGAGTGGCTGACTCGCAAAAAAGGTCGCGCCTTTATGCCGTGGAACGAAAGACTGTGCGTATTAAACAACTTATCTTCAGTAGATGAAGTATATACTTTTGACGACGAAGACGGAACTGCTTGTCATTTGCTACGTCAAGTTCGAGCACATTATCCTGATGATAAAATTATTTTTGCAAACGGTGGTGATCGCACACACTCAAATATTCCAGAAATGGACGCCGATGATGATAATTTAGCATTTGCATTTGGTGTTGGCGGAGTTGACAAAGCAAATAGTAGTAGTTGGATTTTGGAAGAATGGAAAGCACCTAAGGCACTACGCCCATGGGGCTATTACCGGGTATTACATGATGTACCTGGTACCAAAGTCAAAGAACTTACTGTTATGCCTGGCCAGCGTCTTAGTATGCAACGCCACCAAGATCGAGCCGAACATTGGCATGTTTCTGAAGGTACAGCCACAGTTTACAGCATAAATAGAAAAAGCGATCCAGAGTTGGTGGGTATCTTTGAAATACACAAACATATACATATCAATTGTAACGAATGGCATCAGTTGTGCAATGAAACTGACGCTCCGTTAAAAATTGTAGAAATACAATACGGTGACAATTGCGTTGAAGAAGATATCGAACGCCGATAACAGCTCGATAAATAATCGTAATTAGGAGAAGGATAAAATGGTAAACAGAACTGTAAAAGCATTAGGATGGGGCTCGGGCACAGCTGAAATAACTGCGATCCTAGATGGATTAACTGTATTCTCTGGTCCAGTTGAGTTGGTAGAAAAGACCAACGATAATGAAAGTGAGCAAACATCACCTGTATTATTTTCTTTTGAAATTCCATTGGATTTTACCGGAACTAAACATATGACGATTTCTGTAAAAGGAAACACAGTGGAATTTGGCCAAATTGTAGCAAATTACACCGAGCTACATATGGACACAGTAACATTCAGTACCGGTCCAGATGACTATGTGGACATTGCCGAAGACGACGACAATGGTGTTAAAGATCCTCGCACCAATGTAACCATTGACGGTGTCAAGCAAACAGCTGACAGATTGTTAGGAAAAGGAACATGGCACTGGACAGTAGATCCTGGGTCAATACTGGAACACGATCTCACTGTATCTACTACTGGATTCAATGACGAATAAAGTTAGTCTGCACTAACCTACTAGAAACCCTTCATTTTGGAGGGTTTTTTTATGGTTGACCCGAAATGACCCATTTGCTACAATTATACTATTATGAAAGTCAAGCAAAATACCCGCAAAACTCGCGCTCATTGGGTGTTGTTTTCCTGCAACACCCCTTTTAAGCCCAAACAAGTTGAGCTTAAAACCCGTTATCAGCGCCAGCCCAAGCATAAAAAGAGTGCAGATTTTGGTTGACCTAAAATGGTCCATTTGCTATAATACTTGTATAGAAACTAAAAAGGAGCCCAGAAATGAGTAAGATTGCAGTTACAGTAGAGTTTTCAGAAAAAGAGTTTAAAAGCATTATTGAAGCGACTGGACTTGACATTACAAACGATGCCAAGTTTAAAAAGATCTTTAACAGCAAGGCATTTGCTAAAATGCTGGCTGCAGACTTGAAGCAAGTGTGGGAAGAAAACAACAGTGGCGAAGGCGACCTAGACTGCCTGTTAGAAAGTATTTTTGAAGATTGTGTTGGATTTGGCGAAAATGCTTGACCAGAAATGGTCCATTTGCTATAATACTTGTATAGAAACTAAAAAGGAGCCCAAAATGCGCCACGTAGCAGGATTTAGTAACAGCACACGAATTCGTTTCGTCATTGACGGGTTTGGCATGTATGGTACAGTAAACGATATCTTTACAAAAACAGCCACAGTCACACATGGTGCCGCCCTGCGCCTTGCAATCCAAAAACTGGCTTACGATCGCCGTCACAGTAGTTTTACTGGTGAAGCCCGCCCAGTGGGGGTTGGTATCACCCACGAGGGCATTGACGTTCAAATCACTTTAATGGCCAACTAAGGTTGACCATTAAATCCATTTAGTTTATAATATACACATATTAACAACATAGTTAAGGAGCTAAAAATGTCTACAATTCTTGTAAAACATGGTAGTTATCGCAATCAACCCGTAAACAATGTAACCTTTGCTCTTGTTAAAGGTTACCAAACAGGAGCCAAAGGAGGCTATGTGACAGTAAACGCTGAAGGTTACTTTGGTGAAGACACTCCGGACGTAGTTCGTATCCGTGTCAATTCAATTGAAGATATAGAGTTTACCACAGGTGACTCTGTTGCGGCACCTGTTGCCCAGGCTCCAGCCAAGGCGCCAGTGGAAACTGACGAGGAAGTTATGACTCGTATTGGCGAGCGTTTTGATATCCTGGACCAAATGACCAAGGCCACCATTGCCGGTGACGTCCGTGCTATGATTGTGGTTGGCCCTCCGGGTGTGGGCAAGAGCTACGGTGTAGAAAAACAGTTGGAGCACTCGGGCTTGTTTGACCAGTTGAGTGGTCGCAAGATCAAATACGAAGTTATCAAAGGTGCAATGACTCCGATTGGTTTGTATTGCACTTTGTATAAACATTCAGACCGGAACAATGTGTTGGTGTTCGACGACTGTGACTCAGTATTCCAAGATGACTTATCGTTAAACATTTTAAAAGCGGCACTGGACTCTGGCAAGAAACGTCGTATCTACTGGAACAGTGACAGTGCCATGTTGCGTCGTGAAGGAGTGCCAGACATGTTTGACTTCAAAGGTGCTTGTATCTTCATCACCAATTTGCAGTTCAGTAATCTCAAGAGCAAGAAGTTGCAAGACCATTTAGAGGCATTGCAGAGTCGTTGTCACTTTTTGGACCTCACACTCAACACCATGCGTGATCGCTTTTTGCGTATCAAGCAAATTTACCTCAAAGGTGAACTGTTCGCAGACTACGATTTTAGCTCGGAACAAGGCGATGAAATCATTGGATTCATGGAAGCAAATCAAACTCGTCTACGTGAAATGAGCCTGCGTATGGCGCTCAAGATTGCTGACTTGACCAAAGTGTCCGAGACAAATTGGAGGGCCCTGGCCGCCAGCACCTGTATGAAGAACAGTTAATCAATTAGCTCCTGGGCAGTGCAAACTGCCCATTTACAACAGGTATCTGTAAAAAGATACCTGTTTTTTTGACTTTACTAGACTAAGTATGTTATACTAGCACAATGCGAACAGCTAAAATTATAATCCGTGACGAAGTTAATATCAAAATAGAAGGACTTGAGCTTGATGCTCGTCGTGCATTGGTTACGGCTTTCAAGTATGATGTTCCGGGCGCTCGTTACTTGCCAGCAGTTAGATTAGGACGATGGGACGGCAAGGTCAGTTATTTTCAACTGGGTGGCAGCACTTATGTGAACCTGTTGCCAGAGATCATTCCCATCTTGGAAAAGTTCAACTATGATATTGAACTAGATGACCAGCGCGACTACTTGACTACATTCAAGTTTGAGAGTGTGACTGAACAATCATTTAGTCACATTGCTTGGAGTAAAGGTCATCCGCTAGAAGGCGAACCAATGGTGTTGCGTGATTATCAAGTTGAGATTATCAATAACTTTTTGGCTGATCCACAATGTATACAAGAGATTGCCACCGGCGCAGGTAAAACTGTTATTACGGCTGCACTATCGAATGCAGTGGCGCCATATGGTCGTACAGTTGTAATTGTGCCCAACAAGAATCTAGTGACACAAACAGAAAAAGACTACATCAACATGCAACAGGATGTGGGTGTTTACTTTGGTGATCGCAAGGAATGGGGACGACAGCACACCATCTGCACTTGGCAAAGTTTAAATGTCTTGCTTAAAAACACAAAGAACTCGGTAGGTGATGTAACCATACAAGAGTTCTTGGAAGATGTAGTGTGTGTTATTGTTGACGAAGTTCACATGGCCAAAGCCGACGCATTAAAGAGTTTGCTGACTGGTGTAATGAGTCGTGTACCTATACGTTGGGGACTCACAGGAACCATACCCAAAGAACCATTTGAATTCCAAGCACTCAAGTGTAGCCTTGGTCCAGTAATTGGTCGACTCACTGCTAGTGAACTACAAAGCCAAGGTGTGTTGGCACAATGCCACGTGAACATTGTTCAGTTGGTTGACCACGCTGAGTTCACCAACTACCAAAGTGAATTGAAGTTTCTATTGGAAGAACCTGATAGACTTAAAACAATAGCCCAATTGATCGCACAAGTCAACGCCACAGGCAATACATTGGTGCTGGTAGATCGAGTAGCCGGGGGCCATGCCCTGGTAGAGTTACTAGGTGACTTGGCTGTTTTTGTCAGTGGCGCAACCAAAGCAAAGGATAGACAAGATGAGTATGATGAAGTTGCCACCAGCACTGGCAAGATTATTGTGGCAACTTACGGTGTGGCCGCTGTGGGTATTAATTTGCCTAGGATTTTTAATCTGGTTCTTGTGGAGCCCGGAAAGAGCTTTGTCCGCGTTATACAATCAATTGGGCGCGGCATTAGAAAAGCGGAAGACAAAGACCATGTCCAGATCTGGGACGTAACCAGCACTTGTAAATTTGCCAAGCGTCACTTGACCAAACGTAAAACTTTTTATAAAGAGGCCAACTACCCATTTACACAAGAGAAGTTGGAATGGAAATAAAGGTTGCACTTGTGACAAAATATGTTATAATACACTTATGAGAATACTAACACTTGACAATGAACCATTTGATCTAGATCACCTTCCGGAAGAAGTAGATGACATGCGTTTTGCTATTTTTGACAATAGCGATCCCAAGGATCCAGACTATCACTATATTCCGCTAATCTTCTTAGAAAGTTTTACAGCGCCAGCTTTGGTGTTACGAATAGGTTCGCACAGAATTCGCATGCCAGTTGATTGGCAGATCCTAATAGGAGAACCCGACATTGGTGATTTAGAAGTGTTACCTCTTACCAGTATAAACGATCGTGGGTTTAAGGCATTTCAATTTAATCCACTCAGCAGTTTTAGACCCAGCTTTCCAGACATTGAAATCATTGACATCTATCAAGAAGTGTCCTGGTATGCTCCTAAACTAAAGAATGGTCAGATGTTGTGTGTGCCAATCAGCGAAGGAGATGAACCCGAGTGTGTGTATTTTGTCAAAGACATCAGTCGTAACTGTGAAGTGGTAAACTATAACTTGGCGTGGTAATGGATAAGCTCAGTATCAATAACGAAATGGCTGTGTTTGATCGCAAGGATCGAGAGTTTTACAATAACCTAACACCAGAAGAACGTAAAAAGTTCAGTAACTTCTTGATGATTCGATATGGGTCAAGTGTGCAAGGCAGTCGAGATCTGCAAGAGTTTTACTTGATATCCACAAACGAAAGACTTAACAAACAGTTTTTTAATATCAACCGGCATCCAAAACTACAATGGCTATGTGCTACAACTGTGAGTCCGGGGTTAGGCACACAGCGTCATCAGTGGATTGCTCCTAAGAAAAAGGAACCTGGCGCTGGTAGTATTCGTAAACAATTAGCAGAACTATATCCACATCTCAAAGACGATGAACTAGAACTAATGGCACAAATCAATACCAAAAAAGACATTGATGAATATTTAAAAGCCTCAGGGCAAGACGCAAAGAAATGACCTATACCTGTCAGTATTGTCGGAAAGACTTTATGAAAGAGTCCAGTCTTGCGGTGCATTCATGTGAGCCGCGACGTCGACGCATAGAAAAAGACGAAGCAGGTGTGCGTCTTGGCTTTAACGCCTACTTGAAATTTTATGAACTGACACAGGGTAGTGCCAAGCTAAAAACCTACGATGACTTTTGTGAAAGTGCCTACTATCGTGCGTTTGTAAAGTTTGGTCGCTATTGTGTAGATATCCGTGCTGTTAATCCTGCACGTTTTGTAGAATGGGTATTGAAACAAAACAAAAAGATTGACCATTGGTGCAAAGACACAGTATACACAGAATACCTAACTGACTACTTGCGTGTGGAAAATATAAACGATGCTCTGGCTCGTGCTGTGGAGTTTGGTATTGATTGGTCAGAACAGTCGGGACACCCGGCAGAAGATTGCTTGCGTTATGGCAACACCAATGCAATGGTGTATGCAGTAACCGCAGGTCGCATAAGTCCTTGGATCATTTACAACAGTGAATCAGGACAAAAGTTCCTAGCCGAATTAGATGCCACACAAATAGCTATGGTGTGGCCTTACATTGACGCAGACTTTTGGATGAAAAAATTTAAAGACTATCCAGCAGACCAAGAGTATGCCCGGGATATATTAGCAAAGGCAGGATGGTAGCATGATCAAAGCAATTCATACCAGTGGAAAGTATATACAAGTAATAGGCGGCAGTGCCAGCACCTATGTGAGTGCCCAAGCCGGGTCACAAGGAGTTGGTAACTTGCGTTTCAACACCAGTCAGCAACGATTAGAAGTGTATGATGGCATGACTTGGTTGGAATTAAACACGCCACATGCCAGTGTAGGACTTAATGGGGCGGCTGAGGAAGCAATTGATTGGGTACAACGACAGATGGCAGAAGAAAAAAGACTTGAGGTATTGGCAAAAAAACATCCAGCGGTAGCAGATGCACTTAAAGCAGTTCAGCAAGCACAGGAACAAGTTAGAATCGTAGCCGCATTGGTGCAAGAATGAGCGCAGACATTGACATTGACTTAGCCGACAGGGATCAACTGTTAAAGTTGATTCGTGCTACTCCAGCACGTCAACTGCATCAAGGCCAGGTACGTCGACACAACAGTGGTGTATATGTTACAGATATTCCGTATGATCCAGTCAATACCTGTGCCGCTATAGATTACGAGGAGGCCGAGCAGTTGGGTTATTTTAAAATTGATTTGTTAAACATGAGTGTGTATCAATTAATAACCGGTCCAGAACATTACCAAGCAATGTTAGCAAAAGAACCGCCTTGGTCTCGCTTATGGACCGACGTAGAGTGGGCTCAGCAACTGGTTCACGTGGGCAACTATACAGATTTGTTACAAACAATGAGGCCAGATAGCATACCCAGGATGGCAGCATTTATAAGTATTATTCGTCCGGGCAAAGCACATTTACAAACACGCCCGTGGGCTGAAGTTTTCGAGTCAGTGTGGGACGGTGATGCAAGTCGTGGATTTGTATTCAAACACGCACATGCCATTGGATATGCTGCATTGGTGGCACTACATATGAACTTGCTGGTATGATTCAGTGTCCTAATCCGTATCAAAGAATTACACTAGTTGGTCATCCTAGTTTTGCTGGCGGCCATTTTTTGATCAATTGCCTGGGTCTAAATGATCAATCAGTTTTTCAACATGCTGAGTTGGCAAAAAAACAAATAGCCGGGCAATTTCAATATGCTAACAAACTGCAATACCTACATGAAAAATTGAAAATTGCCGGGCAGTCATCTACTTGGACTGATTTAGATCTTGGTAACATTCAATTGTTAGGAATTGAACACACTCAATTTTGCACACACTATCACGAAATTTTGGCTCGCCAAATGTTGCCAGTGGTTGAAGACATTATGAATCAAAATTTACACATGATGTTGAGCGCACATTCGCCAAATTTGATAAACGCTTTTTTAAAATTTTGGCCCAATGCCCGGGTAATTTTTTTTACCAACTATAGAAAATTTATCAACGCACGACAGCAGGCAACAGTGCAACCGCACAAGAACAAATCTGGACTACTAGACAGCGGATATTATTCCAAGGTTGGCGAATGGGTATTTGTGCCAACGCAATCAGCTGAATTGACTGAATATTGGGACTCAGTTAAAGAACTTAACTGGCCACTGAATCCACCCACTGATCAACACAAATTGGAACAGTTGCCAATGTTTATCCAACAACAACTAAGGTCGCAGACTCATCAATATATAGGTAAATTTTTAAATTATCAGCCGCTAATAGATGAAATATATGACAGTATGGTTCAGCAGTATCAAGACCAAGCAGGCGAACAATGTTTTATCTGGGACACAGGCAATAATTTTAAAAATAGTCAAGAGTTTTTAAAAAATATTAAAAAATGTTTAGACTGGTTGAATTTACCTGCCACCAATGATCAAGATTTGATAAATTATTTCGAACATTGGTTCCAAGTAATTCTTGATTAAATTAAAAAGTTTATGACACTTTTATACAGTAATGGATGCAGTTTTACAGCCAACCGTGACGTGCCAAGATGGCATCGATATCCGTTTGTAATCAGCAAACATTTTGGTTGGAGGTCGGTTGACCGAGCCGTATCGGGCTCGTGCAACAGTAAAATTATTCGGTGTGCCATGCGAGACTGCATTGATCTGTTGACGCACAATGAACCAATCGTGGCGCTGATTCAGTTAACGTTCAAAGAGAGATTTGAGTATGCTGGAACCCCAGATGATTCCAACCGTTGGAAATACGGAGAGATCAACACAGGAATAGATTTTGTTCCAGCACAAGATCAATTTGAATCTCTCAAACCCAGCGACTACGAAAACTGGCCCGACGAAGTAAAGCAGTATGGAAAACTTCATACGGTGTTACAAAAACCCGATGCGGTTGATGCTGAATTGTTTTCTAGATTGGTAGGACTTGTTTCGTTTTTTCGAGCAAACAATATTCAATATTTGATATACGCTGGACCAGCTGACTTTAAAAGTCATTTAAATGTCAATGATCCGTTTTATCAGTGGCTAACTGCTGATCCAAATGTATTGAACTTTTTGAATTTTGATATGCTTGCATTAACTGGCCAACAACGCCATCCGGACCGTGATGGAATGAAAGCGATAGCAGATTATTTTGTCAATCGACTCGGCGAACCAAAGTGATTGATTTGCGTTTGCTTTTTTTACGACTCATTTCACTCAGACTGCAAATAGGCCCATGCAATACTTCTAGATCTTTATTGGTAAAAGTTTTAAGGTAAGGCCTAAATACGTCCCAATCACCTTTGAGGAATATGTTGATAGGGATACTACGATTACTTTCCCACCACCAAACATTGGCTAATTCTAAAAAATGACGTTTCAGATCCGCGTTTGATATAGCACCAAAGTCATAGATGGTGGTTATTGCGTCATCTTGATTTTGTATAATACCCACATATTCCGTTGAGGCATAGACACATAGGGTAATGAATGGGTATTTTTCAGCTAATTTATTAATAAAATCGTTTGTCATGTCTACGGATATTTACCAGACCAATTTCGTCAGGTCTAGCAAAAGCACTAAATATAATGTATGTATTCAACCCAAGTCTATATCTACCAGCAAATTACCCAAGTGTTACTCATGGACACCGGTGCAGGCGAAACTTTTATCTATAGGTACGATCCCGTGTATGCAAAACAACTAACCATAAACAAAGGCGTTGACAATGTGCTTTTATTTGAGTTCATCAATCAACAAGAAAAGCCTGTCAACATCACAGGAAGCGACTTCCTGTTCCGTGCTATCAGCACCAATGGCGCTGATATTTTAGTTGAAAAACCCATGGTTATACTCAACGCTGCCACAGGCCGTGCAAAAGTTACGCTAACCAGTGCAGATTTATTAGAAGTATTGGCACAGCCTGCTAGCTATAGTATCCAACGTGTCAGTGGTAATTTAACAGAAGCTGTGTTTACCAATGCACAAGCAGGTGCTCGTGCTCCTGCCAACATTGTAGACAGCATATTGCCACAGCATGTTCCTAGTGCTCCATTGACAATTCCCACCACCAAATTGAGTGCTCAGGCCAGTTTAGATGGCACAGCCTGGGGCAGCTATAGTCCCGGAACCTATTGGTCAGGCAATCCCAACGGTGGCAACTACTGGAACAGTTTTGCCAACACAGAATTTTATAGCAGTTTCATTGAACCCACTAACGCCATTACAACTATACAAATGACCTTGGTAGGATATACAGGTACAATCAAAGCTCAGGCCGCGCCAAACTACGAAAGTATTTGGTACAATGTTTCTGAGTCAACCACCTACTACAATGAAACTCGTACTATCTATATGAACATTGTAGGATGGCATCCTTTGCTTAGATTAGCTTTTAACAACAGCATATTTGCTGTACCAACACAACCCGGAACTCCGGCCATTGGTTATGCAACTACTGAAAACGGAGTAGTGACCAGCGTTACTATCACCAACGGCGGTACAGGTTATTTGGCACCGCCACATATCAACTTCATTGGCGATGGCGCTGGTGCCACTGCTGTGGCCACAGTTGACCAAGGTGTAGTAACCGGTGTTGAAGTAACCAATGGCGGTTCGGGCTATTGGTACCTGCCCAACGCAGGTATGGGTGCAGGTGTGTATCCAAATAATCCTAACCAAACAGGTGCTGCAGTTATAATCAGCACAGGTTATGTAGTCGATCTTCTTTATAGATAATACCAAACTCACTTGTGATTCAGTAATAAATCTGCTATAATCGTAGCATGATTGATGTGATTTCTTTTCTTCCGAATAAAAGAAAACAAACAGCTAGTGGTTGGATAAGTTTCAACGCACCCTGTTGTGTTCATCGCGGAGATACTCAAGACAAACGACAGCGTGGCGGCATCAAGCCCAACACAGATGGTGCATGGAGTTACCACTGTTTCAATTGTGGCTATACTGCAAGTTTTGTATTGGGTCGTAACCTAACATTTAAAGCTCGTCGATTACTTGAATGGCTAAATGTACCACAAGAAGAAATTGAGCGAATTAATCTTGAAAGTCTGAAGCATCGATCAATCCAAGGCTGGTTAGGCGAACGTCAAGCTATTATGCAACAACTGCAAACGATCTCGTTTGAAGATCGAGACTTGCCGGTAACTACACAACCACTTAACGATGCTGCTATAGAATATTTGCAGAATAGGCGCATACCTTTAGACTATCCGTTCTTGTATAAAACAATGCCCAGACCCGGTGTGGTAATTCCGTTTACCTATGAAAATCAAGTGGTAGGACACACCACACGGTTCTTAGACAATCGTACACCTAGATATATTCAAGATATACAACCGGGCTATGTGTTTGGAACAGATTTGTTGCACGATAACTGGACCTGTGTTATTGTGCTGGAAGGAGTGTTTGATGCACTTAGTATCAATGGCCTAGCGGTGTTACACGCAGAGATCAACGATGCACAGGCTAGATTAATTCGCAGTCTAGGACGTGATATTATTGTTGTTCCGGATCAAGACGAAGCCGGTATGCGGTTAGTAGACCGTGCAGTAGAACTAGGATGGGCAGTTAGTATGCCCGATTGGCCTGTGGATGTAAAGGATGTAAACGATGCTGTGATTCGTTGGGGTAGATTGGCAACTTTGCTAACTATAATGCAGGCCCGAGAAACCAGTAAGATTAAAATAGAACTAAGGAAGAAACAACTTGTTAAAAGATTACGGACTTGACGTCCAACGCTTATTCTTAGAAATGATGTTGCAGGACGCAGAAAGTTATGTTCGCGTTCAAAACATTTACAACCCAGAAAACTTTGACCGCAGTCTCAGGCCAGCAGCTGAGTTTATTGCCAAACACAGTGACCAACACAAGACACTGCCCACAACGGAACAGATCAGTGCCAGCACCGGCGTTAAACTTAACAACATTCCTGATTTAAATGAAGGACATTTTGAATGGTTCATGGATGAGTTTGAAGGCTTTACTCGCAGACAAGAATTGGAACGAGCAATTTTAAAGAGTGCAGATTTGTTGGAAAAGGGCGAGTATGACCCTGTAGAGAAATTAATCAAAGATGCGGTACAGATATCACTTACTAAAGACATGGGCACGGATTACTTCAGTGATCCTAGTGCTCGTATTAACCGATACTTCAACTCAGGCGGGCAAGTAAGCACTGGCTGGCCACAGATGGACAAAATCTTGTATGGTGGATTTAGTCGCGGAGAACTAAATATTTTTGCTGGTGGATCTGGATCTGGTAAAAGTTTGGTCATGATGAACATAGCCCTGAGTTGGTTACAAGCCGGACTCAGTGGTGTGTATATCAGTTTAGAACTGAGCGAAGAATTGTGTGCATTAAGAACTGATGCCATGCTGGCTGGAATGAGCACAAAAGAAATTCGCAAAGATATTGACCAGGCAACTCTTAAAGTCAAATTGATTTCAAAGAAAACCGGTCAATATCGTATTAAGGCATTGCCAGCACAAAGCAACATCAATGACATTCGTAGTTACATCAAAGAAGTTCAAGTGCAAACAGGAATCAAGATTGACTTTGTCATGTGTGATTACTTGGACTTGTTAATGCCAGTCAGTGCCAAGGTCAGTCCAAACGATTTGTTTGTCAAAGACAAGTATGTTTCAGAAGAATTGCGTAACTTGGCCAAAGAACTCAATGTGTTGTTTGTAACAGCATCGCAGTTGAATCGTAGTGCAGTGGAAGAGATTGAATTTGACCACAGTCACATTTCGGGTGGTATTTCAAAGATCAATACTGCAGATAACGTGTTTGGTATCTTTACAAGTCGTGCTATGCGTGAACGTGGCAAGTATCAAATACAATGTATGAAATCGCGTAGTAGTACCGGTGTTGGTATGAAAATTGACTTGGATTATAACATTGAAACTATGCGTATCACTGATCCGGGCGAAGATGCAGGACCGGTTAATTCGTTTGCTAAAGGTAATCTATTAGATAGTATCAAAGCCAAGAGCCAAGTCAAGTCTGCTGACTCCGGTAACGAAAGCACATCACCAAAGTGGGAACGTCCCACAGGAACTCCAGCTTGGGAACAAGAACCCAAGATAACTGCTGATGTGCAAAGTGCCAAACTAAAACAATTACTAGGACAGATTAAACAGTCATGATAGCCTATCAAGATATACAAGATGTTCATCTTGAAATTTCTAGTTTATGTAATGCTAGTTGCCCGTTGTGTCCTAGGACGTTTTGGGGATATTCGTTCAACGCTGGATACCCAGAAACTAACTTAACATTAACACACGCTAAACAAATCTTTACTGAAGATTTTTTAACACAGTTGACCAGTATTCGAATCAATGGTAATTTTGGGGATATTGTAATGAATCCCGAAGGACCTGATATTGTTGAATATTTTATTAGTATTAATCCCAATTTAAAAATTACTATCAGCACCAATGGCGGAGCAAGAGATCAAACGTTCTGGACCAGGCTGGCAAAAAGCAGAGTCACAGTTTATTTTTGTTTAGACGGATTAGAAGATACCCATCACCTGTATAGGCAAAATACAGTATGGGCCACAGTTATACGTAATGCACAAACATTTATAGCCGCCGGTGGTGATGCCATTTGGAAAATGATACCATTTGATCATAATCGTCACCAAATTGAGCAGTGCCGCGCACTTAGTAAAGAGCTTGGCTTTACACAATTTTTACTATCACCTGATAGTGGGCGTGACACCGGCCCGGTTTTTAATAATCACGGTGAACTCACACATGTAATAGGCAATTATACCGGAGAGAAAGATTTTGAAATATTATACCACGAGAAAAAAGCATATAAAATTCTACTAGAAGATATTCTTCCTGGGCGTATTCCTGCAAAATCTTTAAATTGTGAGACTAAAAGACTAAAGAGTATCTACATTGCTGCTAACGGAGATGTAAGTCCTTGTTGTTATCTTGGGTTTTATCCAAAAACATATGGCGCTCATCGGTTTCATGAAGCCGCTAATGCTCAATTAATTCCATTGATTGCAAAAAATAATGCGTTAGAATACCCATTAGAAGAATGTATTGAGTGGTTTAAATCTGTCAAAAACGCCTGGGAAATTGATAATTATGAACAAGGGCGATTAGTAATTTGCGATGAGTCATGTGGATAAAAACAATAAATAATAAAAAGGTTCTGGCCCAAAATGCAAAAGAAAACTCGCAGTTTATTAGAAGAATTAGACTCAATGTATATTGAGCGCGATCAGCGCCACATCATTGAAAACCGCGCATCTAACGTGATAGCCAGTGCTATACGCTTGTTGGAGCAAATTGACTCTACTTATAGCAGCGACGATGCTCAAAACCTACAGCGTAAATTGATCAATGCCATTAGCCAGCGTGATCCAGTAAAATTTACCCGCACTGTGAGACGCACCGATGCAAATTCATGAAATAACTTTAATACAAGAAGGCCTAGGCGATATAGCTAGAACAATAGGGTCAGACATTAAAAATGCTGTCAAGGCTCCGTTTGACAAGGCCAAAGTCGCTATGAACACGCCCAACTCATTTACCAGCGCAAGAGGATATCAAGATGCCAGAGACAAATATTATCAAGGGCTAGTAGGACAACAGCAACAAGCTAAACTAGGCACCTGGGCAAAACAACTGGCTGGCGAATGGTCGAAACAGTCTGGCCAAGCACCTGCGGCAACAGCACCTACATCAACACCAACCAAAACTCCGAGTTTTGGTCCTGCATATAAAAATGTAACAACTAACGCACCAGCAGGTATACCCAATCCAACTGCTAACACTGGATTACCACAACCAACTACAGCAACCAAGCCCACCGTTGTAGCCAAACCCACACCTACTACGGCACCAGTTACAACGCCAGCTGTAGCAAAATCGCGCACCGGTGGAAAACAACCTGGTGTTATAAGTCAAACTCCTAACGCTATACGTCAACGCAATAGTCGTGCCCAAGCAACTGCACCAACAGGAAACTCATTTGGACAAATGGCTCAACAGTTGAGTGGTGCCAACAAATCTGTTTCCAGCACTGGCGGCACAACTACACAGATGCCAACAGGACGATTCCATGCGGCCAAGCCACAAACCGCCCCTGCGGCAGTGCCGGCTACTACTGCGGCAAAGACAGCACCAAAATGGTTAACACCTACTACTAAAATTACCAAGTCGTCTCCAGGCTTGCCATCTGCGGACGAGTATGAAATATTACAACAACGAATCGCGGCCGCAGATGCCAAACAAAGAGGCACGACCAACGAAGATAATTCTACTGTTCCTGGAGCTCCTGATGAAGCCAGTCAACGCAAGTATGCTCAAGACTTTAAAACCTGGGTGACATCAAAAGTTGCCGATAAATCTTCCGGACTTGGATTAGCTGATGTAGAAAAAATGCCAGACATGAGTCAGAGTTTAGATCAAGCCTTGTCCAACGTTGTTACAACTCAACAAGACCCTAAAAACAATCAATTGGCAGTGGAAAAATATTTGATTCTGGTTGGTCAAGCCATGCAAAAATTGTCTGCCGAACAGCGAGCAAAAACACGACAACAAGGCGGCGGAAACAGAGTTTCTTCTCTTATTCCATTATCAAGAGTGTTGAATCCTGATCAAATTGAAACTCTTAAAACTATGGCCAAAGATCCAGCTGCTGCAAACGAAATTAAAATAGCATTGGGATTAAGATGATACAATCTTTACAAGAAGGCGGCAATGTATTCAAGAACGCCAAAGGGCAGGCAGTAACACAGCGCATCAATCAAACGGATGTTCGGCCTACTCTGGCCTGGTTGGAAGAGCTTCTGCCTGGTCTAGATTTACAAAGCAATACACTGGGATCCACCGGTATCAAAGATACGTCGGGCGATTTAGACATTGCTGTAGATGCCAATACCGTTACCAAAGAACAACTAGAAGCCAGACTCAAGCAGTGGGCTGCCAGCCACGGATTTAAACCCGAAGACTATGTTAAAAAGTCCGGAACAGCGGTACATTTTCTTACACCCATCGTTGGAAATCCTGCTAATGGCTATGTTCAAACAGATTTTATGTTGTTGAAGAATGTACCTTGGTCAAAATTTGTGTTGGGTGCAATGCCAGCTGATAGCAAATACAAAGGACGTGAACGTAATGTGTTAATGAACAGCTTGGCAAAAAGCATGGGCTATAAATTAAATCAAATTGGCGGTATTGCTGATCGCAACACCAACGAAATTATTTCAGACGATCCAGATCAAGTGGCCAAAATGTTGTTGAACAAATCAGCCACACGTCAAGATTTAGCGTCGGTAGAAAACATATTACAAGCTCTCAGCACAGATCCTCAACGTGAAGCCAAACTAGCTGACTTCCGTCAGCACATGGAACGTGAAGGTTTACCATTTTTAGAAAGTGCTGAATTTTACAAGCCAGTTTCGGATGTTCACTTTCTAGCACGTCTGCGTGACCGTATTGTAAACCAAGGTATGCAGGTCATTGTGGAAGCCGAAGTGCAAGGCGGCCGCGCCAAAGGTATTGAGCATTTGGAAGACTATGTGTTCCGTAACGGCAGTGACGGTATTAAAAAAGCCATGGACATTGTAAAACACACAGCCGCTGACACAGGTAAAACTACCACAGTCAAATGGGACGGTAAGCCAGCATTGATATTTGGTCGTGATGCCAACGGAACATTTATTCTAACTGATGTTTCTGGATTCACAGCCAAAGGCTATAACGGCTTGTTTACAAGTCCTCGACAAGTTACACAACATTTAGCCGCCAGAGACGCTGATGCTGCGGCGTTGGGCAAACCTGCTACTCGTGTGCAGGATCTTGCACCAATTTATAACAAACTGTGGGGTATGTTAGATGCCGCAGTACCACCAAACTATCGAGGATTTGTGCAAGGCGACCTGTTGTATATGGATACCCCTCCATTGGAAGCCGGCAACTATGTGTTTACACCCAACACCATAGAATACAAAATTCCAGCCAACAGTGATGTGGGCAAGCGCATTGGCGCCAGCGAAGTTGGCATTGCCATGCACACTAGATATGCCGAACCAGGTGCCGCCAAAGAACCCATTGGTACAGTTAAATTTAAACCAGTTTCTGGATTACTTTTATTAGAGCCAGTGTATGCCAAAGAAAATGTCAAACCCGATCGAGAATTAACGCAACAGCTGAGAACAGTTTACAGTAGTCAAGGAGCTGCAATTGACCAACTGTTTAATCCTGCTGAACTTCGTGCGCTACAGATCACTGACTTGCCCAAGTTATGTATAGACTATATCAACAGTCGTGTGGGTGTTGGATTTGATAACTTAGTAGCTGATTTTGGCCCTTGGTTACAACAACGTGTTACACCTAAAAAGTTTCGAAATATTGTAGAATACTTACAAAGTCCACGTAGCAACCTGTCGGGTATGGCCGCGGCATTCACGGCTTGGGGACTACTACACGATATCAAAATGGATGTGCTACAACAATTGGATCTACAGCATCCAGGGCAAGAAGGTTGGGTTATGGCCACTCCGGCTGGTATGGCCAAGGCTGTGAATCGTCTCGCCGGTGGATTCACCGCGGCAAATCGTCAAATAAACAACCCAGAATCTGTGCCTAACTCCTAATTTTTGCCAAAAGGTATAAATAAAAGTAGGCCCACAGTGGCCATATACTAAGGAGATTTAAAAATGGCTTATATTACTAAAGTTTCTGGTGGTTCACAACCAGTATTTGCAACTGACGTATTGAATGGTAACGTTGCTCCAACAGCAGCAATGAACGTTCAAGGTCCAATTCAAGTAGCAGGTCCAAAGTTAGACTTTTTCAGCGTAACAGCTAACGGTAACGTGTCGCTTCAAGGCGCTGTTAATGGTTATGTTGCTAACGTGTTGCAAGCAGTTCAACAAACAGCTACAGTTTCTATGTACCAAGTGGCTGCTAACGGCACCACAATCAGTTTTGGTGTTTACCCAGCTGGTGCATACACTAGTGCTACATTTGTTGCCGCTGTTCAAACAGCCAATACAACAACCATTGGTGTTCCAACAGGAAACGTTTCTACTACAGCTTCGTTTACAAACCTTGCATAATTAAGTTTTTGCATAAAACATCAAACCTGCTGAGGCAGGTTTTTTGTTGACTGAATTTTACAGGTATAAGTAATTGTGCTCGTGTAGCAATCTTGTCCTGCATAGGGCGGGACCGGAACGACACACACATACACAGGAGAAAAACATGAGCAAAACACCTTACGAGATTCGTCTCGAACTTTTACATCTGGCCAAGGAAATACTTCAAACGCCAGTGCATGACAAGCGCAGTAGCCTAAGCGATGAATATCATTCCAAGCTGAATGATGCCAATCGCGGAACTCTTCCGTACCCAACCATGCCTGATTTTCCAAGCACCACAGACATTGTGGTCAAGGCTGAAGAACTCAAAAAGTTTGTAGACGCAGCGTAATTGAAAAGCACCTTCGGGTGCTTTTTTGTTGACTTTAATATGGGTCTTGCAACAACGACTTAAATACTAGATCATGATGGTCAGCAAAATAACAGAATTAACAGTGTTTGAAAGTCCAGATGGCGGGCGAACAGTATATGCTCGCAGCCCTGGCGCAACCAAACGAGAACTACATTGGCAAGATCCTAAACTACAACAAGAACTCAAAGACTTAGAAAAATCAAAACGTTGGGTTGAAATTTTTCAAGCTCGCCGCGATGACCCAGAACTTGATCACTTGTGTGAACAAGTAGAAATACTCTATGAACTAAGCAGGCGCCCTGAATGAAATTTGCCTGCCAAACCCTGTTTGATATTACAGCCACCGGAGTAACCGGTCACTGTAAACAAAGCCGAATGCCATTTCATGACCATGCTGGACAACTAATACACGATTCTGAATCTTGGAATCGCAGTCGCAACCAACAACGCAATTGGGAAACAATTACACAAATTTTAAGTCTACGTACCCAGTTGTTTGCGTTGACTGATCCTATACCAGATCAAACAGGCACACGTTGGATGTTTGAATTTGAAACAGAATCCGCCGGCATTTACGGCCCAGAATCAGACCCTGTATCAGTGCTACGTGCTGATGCAGCGGGTGTGCCTATGTTGCGTGAGCTTGATAACGACCCAGACATTGACACTGCATTGATCACTGAAGGGGACAGACAGAATATTTGGTTTGCACCCATTTCCATAAATACTTGATGGAGATTAATCATGGTTGAGCCAACTGATATTGAAAAGAAAAGCCTGGAAGCACACGTAGAACTATGTGCCGAACGCTACAATGCATTAGAAGACAAAATGACTGCCATGAGTGTTAGCATTGCACATCTGTGCGATATGGTTGCAGAAGTTAAAGACAATGTAAGCCAAATGAACAATCAACGAAATACTCAACTGATCAATTGGGCAGTGGGTTCTATTGGAGTATTGACAGCAGCATTGGGCTACATGATCTCTCACTACATCATTAAATGAAACCAGACCAAGAATTTGAACGCATGTTCCGCCAGGAATTTAAAAATGTTGCACCCAATTTGATCTGGGTCAGTGATGATGGATACGAAGTATTTGGGCACTATCGAATACAGCCTGTATCACCAGGTTATCAAGTTGTTTGTGGCATTACAGAAGTGGGCACGTTCAGCAGCACACGCACAGCACTCAGCTGGTGCATAGCCGATAAAAATCATGGTTATAACACAGCCCGAGAAATACTAAGAACCGATAATAAATTAACAGCACTTAAAAACGACATTAATACCAGAGCAGCAATTGGTGATCGTAGCCGAGATCCTAATTTACGAGAAATTATTCTAACCAAGCTGGAAAGCAAAATCATACAAAAGAAATTGCTGGAAAATCAGTTAAACAAATATGTAAACTGGGCTAAATATATACAATTAAGAGGATTCAATAATGAAACTGCAAGAACTGGCCGTAGCCAACCCAATACAACAAGCCGCTAAGGTTTTTGAAAGCTATTTTGGCAACCGTGTTGATTTCAACACAGTATCAAAAGGCCAAGCACGAAACATGCTCAAGCGTGTGCGTGGCTTAATTGCTGAACATCGTCGCACTCCAGAATTTCACTACAGTGAGCGAAATCCATCATACTTGAAATTGGTCATGATGGAACAGGCTCTGGCCGCGGCCGCAACTACTCCAGGCGCCGCTCCTGCTGCAAATCCTCAGGCACAAGCTGGAATGCAAGCCGCACAGATCCAGCAAAAGAAAAAGCAAATTCAAGATGCTATCAAAGCCAAGCAAGGCGAGATTGCTCAATTGCAAAAGCAAATGAATGATCCAACCATGATGGCCATGGCCGAAGCTCAACTTGATGAACTAAGTCCGGCAACATTGACTAGTTATGCCGGTAAGAGAGCAGGTCAAGGAACATGGGCAGGTGGTGTTGCTAAAGGATTAGCAGGACGTCCTGCTGAAAGAGATGGTTACGCAGATAGTCATTGGACTGACCCTAAAGTAAATTACGGCTCTGAAGGTGAAAAATATGCCAAGTTCAATCAAAAGGCTTTGGGCAATATAAAGAAAGCACATGCTAAAGGTGCAACTCCTAACAATCAATCTTACGATTGGGGAAAAGAAGGTGGCTACGGTGATGCAAGTAATCCTGTAACTAGAAAAAAGGGCGTAGCAGAAGGCAGTCGTGCTCGTCGTTTGCGTGAAGCCAGTGAAATTCAACAAGCTCAAGTTGTGTTGGCAAGCCAAGACATGGTAGACCAAGTTCAAAAGATGAGTGAGCAAGTGTCTGCTATGCAGTTTAAAGATTTGCCAGCCCTGTTGGATCAAATTAGAAATGAAGTCGGGGTCGATCAAGCTACACAATACAATGCTGATGCCAGTGCTGCATTGAGTGGCCTATTAGGAAACTTGCAAGGTGCTAAACAACAGTTGGAAGCCGCACTGGGTGTAATCACTGGACAAGCACCACAAGTTCCTGGTGCCGAAATAGGTGCCGCTCCAGACATGGGTGCTGACATGGGTGCTGAACTTCCTGCCCCGGGCGAAGAAGTTGCAGACTTAGATGCCGCTGGTGCAGACTTGGATGCTGCCGCACAAGCAGCCGGTTTAGGCCGTGAACGCAGATAATGTTAATTCGAGAAGTTGCAGATCCCAACACACAACGACTGGCTGCATTAAGCCAGTTTTTGCTTGGACGGAGTGAAGATGAAGCCGCCGCAAAACAAATTAGTCAACAGGCTTTTATCGACGCTGCAAAAAGTTTAGGTGTTAATGTTACTTCGGCCAACCTAGGCGATTTGATTAGTAAAGAACCTTTAAGCAATATATTAGAACCGCTTGAACCCAATTCGGGTGTGGTTCGTTTCAAAGGCAATACCGAAGCCGAAACCGGTATGAGCGTGGACCAAGCTCGAGCCGTGGTAGACAGCAATGCCAAAGCGGCATTAAAACGTCGCCAGTAAACACATTAGTCGTAAATATCTAACATCATCTGATTATTAGATGATGCACTATACTATGAAAAAACACTTATTCTCCAAACTCGAGTTCTATATAACCAACGTTTGTAATTTGACCTGCGAAGGTTGTAATCGATTCAACAACTACTCATTTGCTGGTTGGCAACGATGGAGTGACTACGAAGCCGACTATGCCAAATGGGCCGAACATGTAGATGTTGATCGGATTGTAATACTAGGTGGAGAACCCCTGCTTAATCCAGATATACTTGATTGGGTATATGGAATCAATCGTATCTTTAAGAGAAATGTGCAGATTTTGTCAAACGGCACACGTCTAAACAATGTAAAAGGACTTTACGAAGCACTACAGGCCAATGGCAACTGGATGGGTATCAGCTGGCACAATCCCAACACCATTGATGAGTTTGAAACAGAGGTTTACAAGTTCCTTAAAGGTAATATTACAAAAATAGAAAAAAATGATCCTCGCAACGAATATGGTGCCGACGTAGCATGGGTAGATGAAAATAAAGTTGTTATTCCTTTGTGGATACAATATGATTTTTATGACAGTGCAATTGGTCGTGATGCTACTGGTCGATTTACACTACACAATAGTAGACCCGAAGTAGCACACAACAGTTGTGGATTTAGGCGCCATAAAAATTATCATATGATCAAAGGTAAACTGTATAAATGTGGCCCAGCTGCATTATTTCCAGAGTTTGATCAACAACACGGATTTGATATTTCGGACGCGGATCGAGCCGTATTAAATTCTTACCGGCCATTATCTCCTTATGAGTATGCAGAACGCGGACAAGAGTTTTTGGACACGATTGATGAGCAATTGACCATGTGTAAATTCTGCCCAGAAAGTCTGGACTATAAAAATAGATTATTTGCAGTTACCAAAAATCAAGCTCGAAAACAATACACCCTAGAACCAGTCGTATAATCCGTTCAAAAAGGTTGTAAATACAACAGTTACATGTTATAATATAAAACAGGAGAAGTAAATGGCATATTCAGAAAAAGTAATTGATCACTACGAAAATCCACGTAATGTAGGGTCGTTTGACAAAAGTGACGACTCGATTGGAACCGGTATGGTTGGAGCTCCTGCATGTGGCGACGTCATGAAACTTCAAATCAAAGTAAATACTGAAGGAGTAATAACTGATGCCAAATTTAAAACGTACGGGTGCGGATCAGCAATCGCCAGCTCAAGTCTTGTCACCGAGTGGGTTAAAGGAAAAACGCTTGACCAAGCAGGAACGATTAAAAATTCGGATATTGCTGGAGAACTTGCCTTACCACCGGTTAAAATACATTGTAGCATACTTGCAGAAGATGCTATAAAAGCCGCAATCGAAGACTACCGTAAAAAACACTGATGATTTCAGTTACTGACGTCGCCTCTAAAAAAATTGTATCTAACTTGACTCGACGTGGCCAAGGGGTAGGTATTCGACTTGGTGTTCGTACCACTGGTTGCTCAGGGCTTGCTTATGTATTAGAATATGTTGATACCATTAATGCAGAAGACATTGCAGTTGAACAAGATGGCTTTGTTGTAGTGATTGATCCTAAGAGTTCAGCATACTTAAATGGAGTCGAAGTAGACTATGTGCGCCAGGGTCTTAACGAAGGCTTTGAATTTAACAATCCTCTTGAACGAGACCGTTGTGGATGTGGAGAAAGTTTTAGGATTTGAAAAGTAAATTTATCAAATATTTTATGGACATTGCTCAGCGCACTGCTGAACTTAGCCATGCTCGTCGATTACATGTTGGCGCTATTGTAGTAAAAAATGATAGAATTATCAGTATCGGCTATAATGGCATGCCAGCAGATTGGGACAACAATTGTGAAGATGAAATTAAATGGCCCAATGGTGACATAAAATTTTTAACAACCAAACCGGAGGTACTTCATGCTGAAACTAATGCAATCGCTAAGTTGGCAAGGTCGAATGAATCTGGCCTTGGCAGTGATATGTTTATTACTCATAGTCCTTGCTTGGATTGTGCCAAACTAATTTTTCAAAGTGGTATCAAGCGTGTTTTTTACAGAGAAAAATACAGGGATGATACTGGCACCCAGTTTCTTAAAAAATCAGGAATAGAAGTAAACCATGTTGACGATGAAAATGTATAACCCAAAATTTGATTACAAACCTCTGAGTCGTGTTACTGAAGATGGTCGACGTCTTTATGCTACACCAGATGGAAAACGATTGCCTAGTGTAACAACAGTTCTTGACCGGACTAAACCTGAAGAAAAAAAACAGGCGCTCAACGAATGGCGCAAACGTGTTGGAGTAGAAAACGCACAAAAGATTACTACTGAAGCGGCTAACCGTGGCACACGTATGCACACCTACCTTGAAGACTATATCAAACAAGGTGAATTAAAAGAACGTGGATCAAACCCATTTGGGTGGGCAAGTCACGCAATGGCACAGACTGTAATTGAAGACGGCCTTAAGAATGTCAACGAAATTTGGGGTGTAGAAATTCCCTTGTATTTTCCTAGTTTGTATGCCGGTACTACAGATGGCTGTGGGTTGCACTTAAACGAGGAAAGTATTTTAGATTACAAGCAAACAAACAAACCCAAACGAGAAGAATGGATTGAGGATTACTATCTACAGTTAACAGCGTATGCCCTGGCACACAATGAAGTTTACGGAACTAATATACGCAAAGGTGTTGTGTTGATGTGTGTTAAACCCCCAGTAGACGATATGGGTAACCCACAGGCCCGCCCTGTTTACCAAGAATTTGTATTAAAACCTGAACGTTTTGACTATTGGGCAGATCAATGGTGGCGCCGCTTAGAGCAGTATTACCTACTGGCCTAACCAGCTAAATACTGAATAGAATTCAAGGAAGACTAAATTGGCCATTGTTCAAATATCCCAAATTACAAACCGTAAAGGTTTAGCAGAAAATCTACCACAACTAGCCGGCGCAGAGTTTGGCTGGAGTACCGACACACGTCAACTCTGGATTGGCAATGGCACCTTGGAAGATGGTGCACCAGTCATTGGCAACACTGAAATCTTAACGGAATTCAGTGATATTTTGAATTTTTCTACAACCTACACTTACAAAGGACTGGCCGCTGGTTACACAGTGCAAACTGGCCCTACTTCGGGTACGCCAATTGATCTAAGTTTACAAAGTTGGCTTGATCAGTTTGCTTCAGTATTAGATTTTGGTGCAGTAGGTGACGGCTCAACAGACTGCACAGCAGCAATCAATCGTGCGTTGTATCAATTGTATTGTAGAGAAGTTAACCCACAAATACGTCGTAGTTTATTTTTCCCAGCCGGAGTATACAAAGTAACTGGCACGATCAACATTCCTCCCTATGCTACCTTGTATGGTGAAGGCCTAGATAATTCTGTAATTTCATTAGATTCAGGAGCAGCCTATGTGGCACAAACGGCTGACAGCTTGCAACAGACAGGAGTCAACATTGGATCTGGTGGAGCAACACCACCACAAAATATCACTATCACCAATCTTGGATTTCAAACGGTTGATACTGCAGCCAGCGTATTTTTAGTTGGCCAAGCCACTAATTGTCGTTTTAATAATGTAGGATTTTATGGCCCAAATCAATCTGCACCAACTACAGACACTGCTGCTACTATTGCAGTAGATTTTAATACAACTGCTTCTTATTCATGCGAAAACATAATTTTTGATGGATGTGTATTAAGTGGAACAGTTTATGGAATCAACACCAATGAAGAAGTCAGTGGTGTTGCTATTTCAAATTCTGAATTTAATACATTATATCAAGGTGTGTTATTAGGAACTTTAGCACCTACACTGGTTTCGCCAACTGGTATTCGTATTACTAGTAATTTGTTTGATAACATTTATGCTGAAGGAATTATATTTGGTGAGTACTCTAATTCAAATGCCTCTGGACATAATATTTTTTATAATGTAGGAAATCACGCACCCGACACTACTCCGTTTACTTCTATTATTGTTCTTAATAACAGTAATAACATTAGTATCAGCGATTTATTTTCTCGCAGTGACGCAGATGCTGTAACTTATCCTAGAGTGTATGCTGACATAGCCACCAACTTTGTTGCTACCACAAACGGTTCACAGATTGTATTGGCCACTGGAACTTATATAAGACAAAGTGGATCTCAAACTGAAATATCCAACGATGATACCAATACAGTTACTACGGTATCTACAGATCAAACTAGTGCGTTTGCAGTCAACTATACCATTGCAAGAGGCACTACACACCGCACAGGAACCATATTGATATCATCGGTTAACGGAACCGGTAATCCTGTTTGGTCTGATGACTTTGTGCAAAACGCAGACACCGGAGTTACATTGTCAGTTACTCAAGTTAACACTACAATAACAATAACATACTCCGCTGAAAATACCTTGGGTAACGGAACAATTAACTATTCTATCAACTACCTAGCCTGATTTGATGTGGCCTGTAACATTTGATAATAGGCTACAAGCCTGGGTAGAACTTCGCAGTCGTTGCCAAACTCTTAATTTAGAATCCGCATTAACTGCCGTTAATCAATGGTGGTTCAATTCCCCTTGGCAACCTTACTATTTACATTGGGACGACCAAACAGATTGGCCCGATCCTTGGCAACTTCTGAGCGACAATGTCTATTGTGATCTTGCTCGCGGGCTAGGAATCATGTATACTATAAGTCTACTGGAACGTGCGGATATGGCGGATGCAGAGCTGGTTTTAGCTGAAGATGGCACTAATTTAGTCCTAGTAGCAAAAGAAAAATATATACTTAATTGGAACCGAGATTCAATCGTAAATAACGAATCCAAAGTTAATATCATTCAACGGTTTAGAAAAACCCAAGTTACGTAGTAAAATTTAAAATTA